CCGCCGAAGCCTGTTGTGCTCGAGAAGCCGAAGTCTCGCCGTGAACGCATCGAAGAGAAGTACGACACGCGGCTCAAGGAAGTGTCCGATACCGTATCGAGGCTCAACGAGGGTCTTGCTGCCCGCGACCGCCAGATCGGCGAGCTGACGGGGCACCTCCAGGCGCTCGCGCAGCGCCCGGCGTATCAGCCGCAGCCGCAGTACCAGGCGCCAGCGCCGCAGCTTCCCGACCCCGAGGAATTGGAGCGGCGCGCGCAGGAGGCGATTGACCGCAAGGACTTCAGCGGGTACCAGCGACTCACCCGAGAGGCTTCGGTTGCTGCCACCATGCGCGCCTTGCAGCCGATCCTGTCACGGCAGCAGCAGGTTCAGGCCCCGGCGCAAGACCAGGTCCCGCCGGCCCTGATGCCGTACTTCGCAGCGTATCCCGAGGTCGCCTCGCACCCCGCGGCGATGCAGCTGCTCGCGGCGAAGAACGTGGAGCTCGAAGCGCGCGGCTTCCGCGCCGGTCCCGAGCGCGTGCGGCAGATCTTCGAGGACGTTCGCGCGACGCTGAAGGGCGGCCAGGCCCCTGGCGCAGCTGCCTATTCGCGCTCGAACGCTGCCGTCCTCGCCGGGACGCCGACTTCTCGACCTGCCGGTGGCTCATCGGCTCCGGAAGGTAAGCCGCGGGTCGAACTGACCCAGGAGGAGCGGTATTTTGCCAAAAAGGCAGGCTTCTCCGAGCTTGAAATTGCTTCGGAAATCGCGAAATCGCATCCTGACCGCGTTCTCCGTTGACAAATTGGCACTTTCGTAGTCCACTCTCCTGGTAGGCGCAATCCCTTCTCGGCAATCGCCGGTGAAGTGGCCTCGAACTGAATCCCGTCACGGTCTGACCCGGATCGGTGGCGTGAAAACAGGGCGAAGGTCACTTCATGCCAGCAGGCCCCGTTGTTCCAGGCCGAAACGACGTCCCCGAGGGGATGGAGATCCATGCCCGTTCGAGAGCCGGTGAGCTTTCCGGGCAGGACCCGCGATTCCGCTACCAGTGGGTGTCGAAAGACCCGCGCTCGCCCCAGTTCGTAGAGCGCTACCTGCGCGACCGAGAGATCGGCAGCCCCGTCGCTGGCTACTACACCGCTCCCGCGTGGGAGCTGGCGAAGGCCGGCGAGGTGAAGCAGGGCGCCAGGCGTGCCGACGACGGCAAGCCGGTCGACACGACGCTGACCAACGGCGATCTCGTGTGCATCCGCACCACGAAAGAGAACTGGGATCGCGAGCAGCACATGAAGGAGCGCATCACCGAGGCGCAGGCCGCTGGCCTTGCCTCGAACGAGCGCAAGCAGATTGAGCAGACCCGTTACGGGGTCCAGGTGTACACGGGGGACGCGACGAGCGGCGCTCACGCCAAGTCGGTCGTTTCCTCGGAACTGACCGGAGGAAAGTGACATGGCGAACACGGCACTGAAGGGGTTTCGCCCGATCTACGTCAAGGGAGGCGGAAGCGTCACCCTTCGCCGTGGACGGGTGCTCACCAACAACACCACGGCGATTTTCCTGTACGACGCGGTCGTCGACAACGGCGGTGGCGATTTCGTCGTGGCCACCACTGGAACCACGGCGACGCAGGGAAGCTCGAACGGGTGCGTGTACACCGACGCGGCCGGGACTCGGCGCGAGGCGAAGTATCTGCCCGCGGCGACTCTCTACACGTCGAGCGGAGTCGCCCCAGACAACGCCAGCTACATCTACCTGGTCGACAACCTGGTGAACACGATGTTCACGGCGTCTTGCTCTACGGCGCTGACGCTGACCGACATCAACCTCAACTTCGCGATGACGCTGTCGGCGGGGTCGACCACCACGGGCCTCAGCGGCCATTTCATCACGGCGACCGGCAAAGCCGTCACGGCGACGCTGCCATGGCGACTTCAGGACTTCGAAATCGGCTCGGCGACGAACGACGTCGATGCCGCGAACGTCGCCATCATCGTTGCCCCGAACTGCACCTTCGACGAGCCGGCGCTGTCGGCCAGCCTGGGAGCCTGATCCATGGAAAACATCGCAAAATGGTACGCCGCGATCGAGCCTGTCGAGCGCAAGTGGTTCAACAGCTCGATGGAGGACATCGCGGAGCAGTTCTCCAAGATCGCGAAGGTCAACAAGGTCGACGAGCCGATTCGCGAGTTCAGCGATTGGGCCGGCGCTCAGCAGCTGACCCAGAAGAACGAAAACAGCCCGATGAAGGTGCTGACTACCGCACTCGGTACTCCGAAGCGCGTCCAGGTCGCCACCTTCGCAGGCGCCATGGAAATCAGCCGCGAGGCGGTTACCGACGTCAAGATTTCGCAGCTCAAGACGCCGGCTCAGGCGCTCGGGCGGGCCGCGAAGAAGACCCCTGAGTACCTCTTCGCGCAGTTCCTCGACCGGTCGCACAACTCGGCGTATCCGGTCACCGCTGACAACGTCGAGCTCTGCTCGGCATCGCACGTCACGCCGTATGGGCTGACGGTGACGAACACGCTGGCGACTCCCGCGGCTCTCTCTGAGGCGGCGCTCGAGGACATCCGCACCGCGCTCCGCACGACCGTCGGCAGCGACGGCATGCTGGCTCCTGTCATGATGAAGCAGCTAATCGTTCCGAGCGCCCTCGACGTGCTCGCCGAGAAGCTGTCCAGGTCGGCCAAGACGCTGGGGTCGGCGAACAACGACCCGTCGGTCATCTCGGGCACGAAGGTGATGACCTTCGACTACTTGACCAACACCACGCGCTGGTACGTCCAGACCGACGCGGACGACGGGTTCTACTGGGATTGGCGGGAGCGGCCGACCTTCGAGCGCGACAACGTGGCGTTGACGATGCAGGCGATCTTCATCTGCTTCTTCCGCGCGATGTGGGGCGCCGAGAACTTCCGCTGCGTCTACGCCTCGAACGCGACGTAAGGAGCGACCAACATGGGAGCACCAGGCAAAGTCACCAACTACCCGAACGGGGTCAGCTCGTTCGGGTGGGTCGTCACCCCGGCGTCGTACGCGGCGCAGGCGTGGGGCGGCGGCGCGACCCTCTGGGTGGGTAACCGCTCTGGCCTCCCGGCCGGCGACGGTTCCACCCCCGATCGGCCGCTGTCGGCGCTGTTCGGCACGTCGGGCGGACTGGCGAAGGTCAACAACCGCGTCGGCGTCACCATCTGCATCTTGCCGGGGCACGTCGAGAGCATCACGGCGTCCACCAGTATCAGTGGTCTGACCGGTACGTCCGCGACCGGCCTCAACATCATCGGCCTCGGGTACGGCTCGCAGCGCCCGCTGTTCAACTGGACCGCGGCTGCCTCTGCACTCTTGCAGAACATCGCGGGCTGCTGGATCCGAAACTGCGTGTTCAACTTCTCGAGCACGGCGGCCACCGTTGTCACCGCGGCCATGACGGCCTCAGCGGCTGACTGTGGCCTCGATGCCGTCGAAATCAAGCCGGCTACCAGCGCCACTCAGCTGACGACCACGGGCATCACGGTTGCCAGCGGCGCGACGAAGTACACGCTCTTGGGCGTCGAGGTGGTATCCGAGACCTTCGCGACCAACCCGACCGACATCCTGACGACCACGGCGGCTGTAGACAAACTGACCATGTACGGGTGCCGGTTTCACACGGCGGTCAACTCGACGTCGAACGGCGTAATCAACCTGGCGAACGCTCCCACGAACGTCTGGATCGAGGACTGCACGTTCGTCAACAAGAAGGCCGCTTCGACCGTCGCTGCTATCGCGAGCGCCAGCACCACTGGGTTCGTGAACTTCTGCTCGCTCGGGATCATCTCGACCGGCGGTAATACCTGCTTCAGCACCCCGGGGAACCTGGTTCTCAGTCAGGTGTTCGGAGGCCAGGTCAGCAAAGCGGCCATCAAGGTCGGGACCGACTCCACCTAGTCCAGTCGACAGGGAGGATCCAATTGAACAGGCAGACAGACTTCGTCAACGGCGAGGTGCTGTCTGCCTGCTCTGTTTGTGGGCGGCGGCGGCTGTTCCCGTCGCAGCTGCGCTACTGCGCTGACCGCCTGTATCGCTGCACGGATTCCTGCATGGAGAAATCGGCCTTCGAATACGACCAGGAGATCGCGGCGTACCGACGGCGGCGACCCGAGCCTGACGTGGCGGTCGGCGTGCCGTCGCAGTTTGAGCCGGGCGCCGCCACTGACGACGACATGGGGTTCCCGTGAGCCTTTCGGTAGTCAACGTAAGCGCGATGCGCGCACTGTCGACGTCGTCGTTCGTCGCGCCCGTTGCCAACACGGTCTACGTGGCGACCCATGACGACTTCTACCGCTACGTTGCCGGCGGAACGCTCACGCCTTCCGACGGCACGGTGTACTCGTCGTCCGATGGCCTTGGGCAATGGGTCCGGATGATGATCCCGTCGCGCAAGTGGCAGACCCAGGCGACGTGGAGCATCGACGAGAGCAACTCGACAGGCCGGGCAAGCGACGAGAACACTGGCGTGGACGACGCCCACCCGCTGCTGACCGGCGACGAGTTCGCGCGTCGCATGGGCCGGTGCGTGCTCCAGCAGGCGACGACGGTGCGCTGGCTCAGCGACACCACGCGCTACTCGCTCGACCTGTCTGGAATCACGGCAGCCAACCAAACGGCGCTGACGCCTGCGACCAACTATTGTCTCGTCATCGTCGGCGTTCCGACCGTCGTCAGGTCGGGGACGCTGACTGGCGCGACCGACGCCCCGTGGACGGTCGCCGATTCTTCGCTACCTACGTCGTGGTCTGCGTCAGGGTGCCTGTCGACGTCATCGGGGACTCGCATCATCCGCAAGACTGACGGCTCGAAGCACGCGTGTATGGCCTACGAGAACGTTGCCAAGACCGCGCAGACGTCACCGTCGAACGGGTACTCGCAATCTTACCTGTCGACCGGAACCGTCGCTGTCTCGTTCGCGAACGGCGATGCCTACGAGGTTATCTCGCTGCCGAAGTTCCCGCGCGTGACGCCGCCCGCGTCAGTTCCGAACTTCGTCGCGTGTTTCTTCTTCTACCTCGACATGCAGGGCGTTGTGGGCGGCGCGAACGAGTACCGCTTTTGCGGGTGGCGGGCCTTCTCGACATTCAGCTCTCAGACGCTGGCAGGCACCAACACGGTCCGCGGCGGCATCTTCGTTGCCGGCGGCTCGATGTCAGGGCAGCTCACGAACACGCTGAACAGGTCAATCGTTCCCGCCGGGTCGTTCCAGCTATTCAGCTGGACCGGCGACATGAACGGCCAGATCAATGTCGTGGCCAAGACAGGTCAATTTTTGGTCACGCACGGGAGCATGGGACGCCTCGGCATCGTCTACGCGTATGACTGCTCCGCGACGGCGATCCAGGTTCACAACGTATCGTCGGTGACGATCGATGCGGTCCACGGATCCAGCAATACGGGCGTGATCGTTGACGTCCGTGATACCGGCTGCTCTGTCAACTCGCCGAGTCCTTCAAGCGCATTCGACGCGACCACGTCACTTGCGCATCCGCTCCTGATCGTCGGCACCACGAAGGACTACGCCGACTTGCCGTTCTGGTCGACCAACCAAAATGCGGGGATCGCCACCACATGACCATCGGCGCAACCACCAGCTTCCAGGACTCGCGCGACGATATTATTTCGAGCGCGCTCGAGAACTGCGGCGCACTGGCGCCGGGAGCGGCCCGCGACAACACGAACTCACCGCTATTCGAGGTAGGCGCCCGCGCGCTGAACCGCATCGTCAAGCGCATCGACACGACCGGAAAGCGTCTGTGGCGGACGGTCAGGCGCACGGCGACCATGACGGCCGGCACCGATACGGTCACACTGGCGTCAGACGTGCTGCTTGTCGACGACCCGGCACGGTACACGCGAAGCGGAGAGACCGCAGGGCTGCAAGTCATCGCCATGTCTCGGCAGGACTACATGACATTGGCCGATCGGACCACGGCGGGCCCCGCGCGACAGTTCTTCTTCGAACAGACGCTCTCAGGCGCGACGCTGAAGCTGTGGCCCGTGCCTGACCAGACCGGCGACACGCTGGAGTACGTCGCGTACACGCGCGCGGCTGATTTCGCGACGGGTGCGGAGACGCCTGACTTTCCGTCGGAGTGGTCGAACTGCCTTGTCTACGCGCTGACCGTCGAGCTCGCGCCGAAGTTCATGCAGACGGGGCTCATCCAGACGTTCAAACCATTGTACGAGCAAGAACTCAACCAGCTCGTCAACAACGATAGCGAGCGAGGCAACATGGTGCTCGTATTGTGGGGCATGTACTCAAGCGGCGGAGGAGCTGGATAATGGCAGCCACGGTCAGCCTGATCCAGATGCTAGCCGCCGGGGTCGCGAACACTGACGGTACGCCGGTCGCTTCGGGACGCGCTCGGTTCTACCAGCCTGGCACGCTCACTCCTGTCACGGTCTACGCCGATAGCGCAGGCGCAACTGCCATTACGCCGCCTCTCGTCCTTACAGCAGGTGGCACTGGCACGGCGTACACGCAGCAGCCGACGCGGCTCATCGTGAAGGATAGCCTCGACGTCACGACGCTGTTTGATGGCAACGTCAACACGAACCGAGCCGAGGCCGAGTACATCCAGTCGGCGGCGGTGAACGGCGGCGCAGAGACGCGGCTGCAAACGCTGCTTGACGGGTGGTCGACTGCGTTCGGCGGGTCGGCTGGACTTTGGACGTACAAGGCGTTTTCTGACGCGAACGAGCGCAATCCCGGTGAAGTGCTCACCGAGATGCTTGTCAGCGTGAAGAACTACGGTGCCGTTGGCGACGGCGTTACGGATGACACCGCCGCCATCCAGGCGACGATCACGCGCGTATCAACCCAGGGCGGGGGGATCGTCTTCATCCCGGCCGGCACGTACCAGCTTTCGTCTGCGCTGACGATTGGCACGACCGGCGTGAACATCCTCGGGGCTGGCGTCAAGTCAATCCTGCGACAGACCAATGCGACCGCTGGCGTCCTCAACTTCACCACGACCGGCGGGTTCATCGCCGTCAACCACATTGTCTCGCGGTTAAAGATCAACCATTCATCGACGACAACTGGGACCGCGATCGTCGGTCAGTGCCTGGCCGTTGACAATGTCACCGTTGACGGCCCGATGTTCCGACTTGGCGTCAGCCTGACGGGCGGAAGCTACTCGTTCATCAACAATTCGACCATACGCGGCAACAACGCCGATGCATCCAGCAGCGCCGTCAGTCTCAGCGGGGCAATCGGAGTGCTCATCTCAGGGTGCACGATTGAGCGCGCCGGGTCGTCTGGTGCTGGGATCATCTCGGCAGGCCCCGGCGGCGTCCACACGATAACTGGCAACTACATAGACGCATCGCTCACTTCGGCGGCCTGCGGCATAAAGCTTACGAACTCGACAGGCACGGTGATAGCGGGAAACAGCTATATCGCCGGTGGCGCCACTGGACACGGCATCAACATCGCCGCTAATGCCAGCGCGTTCACCGGGCCAAACCAAGGCATCGCCCCCGATATTCTCGACTCGCGCACGCTGTCCACCGCTCCGGTTGCGTACTCGCTGTCGGCCAATGGATCCGTGACGCCGCTGCCGATTACCGGAGTCAACTCTGTCCGCGTGGAGGCGACTGCCGGAGGAATCACCGTCACCATGAATGCCATCGCGGCGACTGGATTCGGCTGTAGGTGGGTGCTCTATTGCGTAAATAACTCGGGCGGAGCCGTGACGTGGGCTTTCAATGCCCAGTACAAGCTGATCGGCGGTGCTGCGCCTGCTCCAGCCACCGGCAACTACACCGCCTGCACATTCGAATACGACCCGGTCTCTTCCGTGGTGCGCGAGGTGTGCGCGAGGGCGACGGCGGCGATTTGATGCTGGCGCCCGTCGACATATCCGCTGGACTGGTGTCAACGGCCGACGACATGTCGCCGGCTACGTCGAAGCTTGTCAACTGGCTTCCCGACGTCGCTGGCGTCCAGCGCATACGGTCGGCGCTGGTCTCGTACTCCACGTCAGGCCTAGGCACGGCGCCTCTTATCGGCCTGTATCGTTGGAAGACGTGGATCATCGGCGTCGACTCGGACCGCATGATCTATGCGCTTCCTGATGCAACGCCCACGCTGTGGCAGGCTCTTAGTGACGCGACGGCAGCGACGAAGCTAGCCGGCACCGCGCGCCCAGTCTTCGCGGAGTCGCCGTCGTTCTTGTACATCGCGGGCGGCCTTCAGATCCAGAAGTGGACTGGGGTGGGGCTGACGGCGCGCCTTGGCGGATCGTCTCCGAGCACGACCCACATCGTCAACCTGGGTCAGCGTCTCATCGCCATCGACCTGGCCAACCCCGGGCGATATCGCTATAGCGACTTGGGCGAGGGGAACGACACGTCCTGGCCTGCCCTAAACTTCATCACCGCCGAGGCCAGGCCAGACAATCTCCGTGCCATTGCCGAGAACACCGCCGAGCTTGGCCTGTTCGGGTCTTCTACGACCGAGATCCACGGACTGTCGACCGACCCGCTGACGCCTTACCAGCGCATCAACACGATTAACGTCGGGTGCTCTGCGCCGTACTCGATCGTCCGCTTCGACAACTACTACTTCTGGCTGGACGATAAGCGGCGGCTCATCAAGAGCGATGGGCGCTCGTACGATTCCGTGGGCGACGCCATCCAGCGCGACCTGCGCGACCTTGGTACCGTCTCGGACGCCTTCGGGTACCGTGAGGACACCGACCGTAACGGGTGCCTCGTGTGGGTGTTCCCGACAGAGGGGCGGACGTGGGCGTACGACTACACGGCGAAGAAGTGGAGCGAACGCGCCCTGTACGACGGCGTGTCGGCTAACACGGCCTGGCCGGTCGCTACTCACGCTTTCTGGGACGCTCAGAACGCCAACATCGTCGGCGCCTCGACCACTGCGGGCCTCTATCAGCTCGACACCGACACGCGCCAGGACATCGGCGGGACCATCCTAGCCGAGCTCGTCACCGGCTGGCAGGACTTCGGGACCGACAACCGCAAGCGGTCGGCCCGCGTCCGGGTCGTCATGCGTCGCGGTACCACGCCACTTGGGTCGACTTCCGGCCAGCTCGAGGTGGCAGTCGAGGACGACGGCAAGGGTTTTACGCCGTTCCGTGTCATCGACCTTGGCCAGCCGTACGACACGAATCCGTCCATCGATTGCCATTTTGGCGGAGTTTTCAGGCGCAGACGGTACTGGTTGCGCTATTCTGGCACAGACGAGGTCTCGATTGCCAAATTGGCAGACGACGTGACCGACCTGGAGGCGGCCGCCTGATGGCTCAGACAGCGCAAGTCAGATCGATCACCGAGAACATGACGGACAAGGAAGTCCGCGCGGCTCTCCGTGAGATTGTCGTGCGCGTGACTCCGCTGACGGGCGTTGGTGCCCCGGCGACGTCGGCCCAGTTCGTCGGGCAGGAGTACCTAGATACGACCGCCGTTGCTCCCGCCGGTTGGTTCAAGGCGAGCACTGCTGGCTCAGGCGCCGCCGATTGGGTGGCTATTTCGTAGGAGGAAGTCATGTCTTGGTACGACTACACCAAATACCTCGGCCCCGTCGGATACGGGATCAACAAGCTGACCGGCCACGATACGGGCCGCCTGACCGACTACTTCGACCCAGGCGACTTGCTCAACAAGGACAGCGCCGACGATGTCAAGAAGGCCGGCCAGGAGGCGCAGAAGTACCTCCAGCAACTCTCGGACACGGCGTGGTCCAGGCAGATGTCCGGGTTGCAGCAGGCCCTCGGGTCGATGAACAACTACAACGGCATTCTCTCGCAGATCTACGGGGTTCCGACGAACTACTTCGACCCGTCACAGAGCGGCGGCGTTCTCGGAGAACGCCCCGGGACGCTACATCCGCCGCCGAATGCGGCACTTCCGATCGCTCCCTCCACCGGACCGGTGTCTGAGACGCGGAAAGGGCCAGGTCACTTCTGATGACCGACGAGGACTGGGCGAAGCAGTTTCCTGGCCTTGGCGGGATGGCCCTTCAGGCGCAGATCGACAACGCAAAGGCCAGGGCCAACTACGAGGCTGACCCCGCGAACAAGGCCGCAGTACAGCGCCAGAGCGACGAGGCGAATGCCCTGCGCGTCGCCCAGACGGCAAGCATGGGGGCGCTCACCGGCACGCCGTATTTTTCCTCCGGCGTCAGCGATCCTTCGACGGCGTTCCAGAAGTTCGTGCAGTCCGGATACACGGGCGCTCAGGCGATGAACGATGGATGGCTTACAGGCGTGGGCAATCCAGGCTGGCAGAACACGGCCGGTTACCAGGCGCCGTTGAACCCGCAGGGAATGATCGGCGCACCGTACGCGCAGCAGCAAATCCAGCAGTACCAGCAGGCGCAACAGCAGACGCCGACTGGCGGCGGGGCGAATCCATACGGCTCGCAGTCTCGCAATAGCCCGGCGGCGACGGCGTATGGACAGGCCCCCCAGCGAGGCGGCATCTATCAGCAGCTGAACTCGATGCTCGGCAGCGGCGGAGGCGGCCAGAATCCCTTCGGACAGGGTGGCGGGTTTTCGCAGGCCCCTCCGCGCATGCAGGGCTCGTCTGGCATGCCGGCGGGCGGGTACGGCCAGCGTCAGAACATGCTCGGGCAGTCTCCCGGGTGGCAGTCGTTCCTGTCCAACCTCAAGCCGGCGGCGGGGTTCTAAGTGGCGACGCTGCCCACCAGCGGATTCCAAACTGGCCAGATTATCGGCCAGCAGTCAGCCGCGCCGACGCAATACCCTGGCGCGACCGCAGGATCATGGGGCATGACGCCGACGCCGTACCTAGAAGACGCGTTCGGGCAATACGGGTCACAGTACCAGCAGCCGACCGCTACGTCGCAATTCTACGGATCCGCCGCGGGCGCGCTCGGCCAGCCGTCTACGTCGTCGCAGGCATACGGCGCCTACTCCGGCTACCTCAGCCAGCCCACCGCATCCGGCTCGGTCTTCAATGCAGCCGGCAGCGCTCTGTCCGGCCCGACGACCAGCCAGAACGTCTACGGCTCCCTCGCCGGCATGCTGTCGCAGCCGACCGCCACGTCTCAGGCGCTGAATCTCGCAGGCGGCACGCTCAGCGGCCCGAGCGACTCTCGACAGCTTTACGACACCATCGGTTCGCAGTATCTCCAGCCGACAGCGTCGTCGCAGGTGCTCAACGCTGTCGGCGGGAGTCTGTCGGGTCCGTCGGCGACGCAGCAATACTACGCCCAGAACGGTGGCGCATACGGCGCTCCCACGGCGATCGGCAACCTATCGGCGTCCAATCCGTACGGCGCTCCGCTCGTAGGTGAGCAACTCGGGGCGCACGCGCTGGACCTGTACGGCCCGTCGACCTATTCGCAGAACAACCTAGGCAACGCGATGGCACAGGCCAATGCGCCGTCGGAGCTATCGGTGAACGCGCCCGGCATCCAGAACGCGTACAACGGCGCGAACTACACCCAAGGCTTCTTGGGGGCGAACGGTTCGCAGCTGTCCACGCCTGGCGCGCTCGAGAAGTTCGCGGCCGACGACCTCAATCGGACCAATCCCTATTACGACATGCTGCAAAAGCAGCAGTCCGACAGCATCGACCAGGCGGCGGCAGCTCGCGGGGCGTATGGGGCGGGCGGGTCATTGGCGGCTCAGGCGCTCGGGTCTGCGAACCTGCGGGCGCAGCAGTATCAGCAAGAAGGCCAGCTTCAGGGCTCCGCTCAGCAGGCGGCACTGGCTCGGCTAGGACTCGGAGCTAACGTCGCCGGTCAAGCCTCCACCGAGCGCCTGGCGCAGGGCAACGCGCTCCAGTCGCTTTATCAGAACATGTTTGGCGACCGCATGCAGGGCGCGCAGCTGGGGCTGTCGGCTACGGGACAGGCCGACACGGCGAACATGCAGCGGCTGTCAGGGATCACGAACATGGCCGGCCTCGCTGACCAGTCTACGCTTGGGCGCCTGGCAGGGCAGTCGAGCCTTGCTGGAGCGGCTTCGGCCTCTGCCCTCGACTACCTAAACTCGGGCCTCGGCGCGGCTGGCGCTGCCGACCAGACCGGACTGGCGCGCGTCGGAATGCTCGGGAACCTCGCCGGCCAGTCCGACTCGCAGCGCCTGGCAGGCCTCGCCGGGCTGTCGAACCTCGCCGGCCAGTCCGACCAGACTACGCTGGGCAACCTCGGTCTGCTCGGCACGCTGTCCGGGCAGCAGGACACGCAGAGCCTCAACCGGTTCAACAGCGCGATGACCGGCGCGGGCCAGGTCGACCAGTCTATCTACAACAACTACGGCCTGCTCAACAACATGGCCGGCAACGTCGATACGCAGGGGCTCAACCGCTACAACGCGGCCATGTCCGGAGCGAATCAGGTCGATTCGCAGGCGCTCGCGCGGCTCGGCTTGCAGGGACAGCTTGCCGGCCAGGTCGACTCGACGGGCCTGAACTGGCTCAACAGCTACTTCCAAAATGCTGGCAACGCGCAGAACGCCGGCCAGACGCGCATCGACAACGAGCTGAATCAGCTGTTCCAGTCGTCTGCGCTTCAGGCGGGTCTCTACAGCGGCTTCTACGGACAGGGCGGCCAGCAGGCCGTCGAGGCTGGGACCGGGTCAGCGACGGCCGGCACTGGCGCCGCTGCGGCGGCTGCAAATCAGACCCAGCAGGGAAGCAAGAACGTGCTCGGAATCATCAGCAGCCTGTGGGGAGGATCGTAGGCCATGGCGTTTCAATACATCATGCCGACGCCAGTTGACATGTCCGACGTGTTTGCGCCGCTGATGCATGCCCGCCAGGTCAACAAGGATCGCGAGGCGAAGCGAGCCGAACTGCTCCTGCGCAAGGAAGTCGCCGACCGCGAGAACGCCCGCCTCGACGAGCAAATCCGCCACACGCGAACGCTTGAGGAGCGACAGCAGGGCATCGATGTCGCGGAGACCATCCCGAAGCTAAGGTCGATGCTGACCCCAGGCAGTTCTGACTACGACCCTGAGTCGGCAATGTCGATGGCACGCGCGCGCGGAATCAACCTCTCGGCGCAGCAGCCGCAGATGCCGACGGCGCCCGAGAAGCGCGATATCGGACCGACGCAGTTGGAGTACGGACCGCGCGCCACGCCGGAGATCGCGCAGCAGGCAGCCATTCTCAGCGCCCGAACGCCGCCCGACCAGCCGGAGAAGCGAGCCGACGAGGTGATGGACCTTGCCGGGCAGGCCGAGGCCGAACGGAAGCGGTTCGAGCAGGCGAACGACCCGTCGGTTGTGGCGCAGAATCAGCAGCTGCAAGGCCAGCAGGACGCCGAGCAGAACGACTATCGCGCGAAGCTGGCCGAGGCTTCACGTCGCTCGCCGACGTATACCGGCACATCGCCCATTGGCCCTGTCAGCATCGACCCGAACGCGGCGCAGGCAGCGCGTGCAGAGGCCCTGCGGCAGCAGCAGGAGAAACTTGCGCCGCTTACCGGTGCCGTCGACAAAGAGTTTCAGCCAGTCGTCGAAGCGATGGTCAAGGCAGGCATGCCTGGCAGCGAGATCGCCAAGGCCGTCGCAGACTACCGGAAGCAAACCGAGGAATACCGTCGCAAGTCAGAATTCGAGACCACCGCAACCGAGAAGGTTCGTCACAACAAGGCCATGGAGGCGGTTGGGTTCGCGGGCGCACGCTCGCGAGAAGGTGCACAGCGCGACAAGAATTCCGAGAAGGCCGACGAGACGACCGTCCGCGACGAGAACGGCAACCCCATAGGCTACGTGCCGACCGGAAAGGGAGGCGCGCAGGGATTCGCTACTCGAGACGCCGACTACGGGCGCGGCGAACAGATGCTTCAGTCGCTGCTCAATGACGTGGAAAAGAACGGCGACCGCGTCATGACGCCAGAGGCGATCCAGCGTCGCGCGACGCTGCACAAGAACGCAATCATCGGCGTGGCGACGGTGTCGCCGCTAGGCAAGACCGACGAGGCGCAGAAGCTGGAATCTGCGTCAATCGGTCCGAGCGGCGCGCCCAGCCTGGAGGACAAGTCAAGCATCTTCATCGGCGCGAACCCGGAGGCCATTCGCAGAAAACTCGACGAGCTTCGCACTCAGCGACAGCGGTACCGCGCTCAGACCCTGATCCCGCTCGACCAGCGTCCAGGGACCGGCGCGGCACCGCGTGGTCCATCGCCCCGCAAGTCGAATCCCATCATCGACGCCCGCCACCGGCCGTCACTGGATGACTTGGCAGAGGAGCACGGGCTGTGAGCCTTTCGGCCGCCGAGCGGAAGTTCATGGAGGCTGGCCGCGCGGCTGGCTACTCCGATGACGAGCTCGTGGCCAAGGTCAAGGAGCGGCGCAACTCGGGCGAAGGCTCGCCCTACAAGCCGACGAACTACGCCGCCGAGGCCGCCAAGCTACCGTCTCGGGCGGGCGAATACGCGGCGCTGATGGCTCGCGACAAGGACATGACGCCAGAACAGGCGGTCGACTCTGTCATCCACACCGATCGCGTCGTGGCCGGACGTACGCCTGAACAGCGGCGGCGTGACGAGGACGTATATGCTAACGACCCGCTCGCCACGATGGTGCTTGCCGGCGTTCTCGGGGCTGGTGCCGGCTCGCTGGTCGGCGGCGCGACTCGGCCGATTCTTGCAGGCGCGGTCAACTCGGCGACGCAGACTGCCGTTACGGGCGGCGACCTCGAAGACATCGGCAAGAACGCGCTCATCGGCGCCACCATCCCCGCCGCCGGTCGCGTGGCCAAGGGTATCGGCAATCGCATCCGCGGCAGCGAAGGCGGACAGGCGCGGGCGCTCTGGGAGAAACACGGTGGCAACGTCGGCCCGCTCGATAGCGGGTCCGGTGTCGAGGAAATCGCCGGGCTGGAACCGTCGCGTGCCAACGTCGGCCGCGCAAGCATCCGCGGCGCACGTAACATTCGCAAGGGCTTGACCGACCAGTTCGAGGAGCGTACGGCGCGGCCGTACCGCGAAGCAATCTCCCGCGTCGAAGCCGAGCCTGGCGGCGCGGTGCCGGCCGCCGTCGAGACCGAAGCGACCACGCCGCTCCCGCGTGAGACGAACGCCGACGTGTACCACGGTGACCTTGCGGGGGTCCGCCAGCGCATCGCCGAGCGCGGCTTGCCTGGGATCGACGTCGTCGACACGGCCGCCGAGCAGTCGGCGCGATTGCCAGCAGCTGAACAGCTGCGCGACGCCAGCGTCCTGCGCGGCAAGATCGCTGACCGGCTGTACGACCCGGAGACGCCCCGGCACATCCGCGGCGTTCTGAAGACAGAGCTTGACGACCTGGACGCCATGCGCGCACCAGATGGCCAAGTCATGGTGACCGAAAAGTGGCTCGACAAGACGCGCCGCCGCTTACAGCAGATGGCCGACTACGGCATTCCGACGGGGCCGGGCCAGGGCAGCATCAAGGACCGCGCGTTCAAGGACATCGCCAAGACGGCTCGCGAACTGGTCGACGAAGGACCGTACGGCGAGGCCAACGCCATCTACTCGAAGGGAATGCGCGAGCTTGGCACGGACCGCGAGGCTATCGGGCTGAAGGCGAAGCCGGGCAAGAATGTGGCCGTCGAGGACCGCCGGGTCGCGCAGATTCTCCGCAACCGCAACAACGACTCCGAGGCGGCCGGGGCCATGTCCGACCCAGAGGCCATTGCGGCGTTCATGGAGCGGCACCCGGAGCTCGCGCGACAGGTCGACCTTCCTGACCTCGTTCGCGCGAAGGGGAAGCTGGAATTCGGACTGGACGCGGGCAAGACGCACAACCTGATCCAGATGTCGGAGCACCCGACAGTGCTCAAGAAGTACCTTGACCTGATCGGGCACAACCTCGACGCCGTCAACGGGCGCTTGCTCTACAGGCCGGCCGGTGGCGCACAGGCTATCGGCGGCGTCGCGCGGTCCGCCGAAGCGAACCAAATCCTTGCGGCGCTCGCCGCGCAACGTGAACTCGAGAAGCGGCGCGCAGAGGCGCTCGGACGATAGGAGACGACGATGGTAGGCAAACTCGACGGATACGAAGTCCTCGCAAAGACCGGAGCGAAGGCCAACGGTGTCGATACGACGCTCCCGGCGACTGGCGTTACGCTGACGCTGTACCAGAGCAACTGGACTTCGACCGCGGGAAAGGGCGCCAGGTTCAAAATGCTGATCCTAAACTTCTTCTCGTCTCACCCGAGCGCCGCAAACGGCCTCACGGTCGACGAATCGAGCGACGGCGGCACGAACTGGGACAACGTGTATTCGGCGTCCATCGTAGCGAGCACTGCATACAAGGACTACGTGAAGGTTAGCGCCCCTGAGATTCGAGTCAGGTACGCGAACAGCGCCAACAACACCACGACGTTCCGCTACTCCATCCTCGGCGAGACGGAAGAAAGGGGCAACGGCTGATGATAATCCGCGGCGACGTTGGAGGCACGACAGCCACGCGAGCCGTTGCGCGCGTAGACACCATTTTCAACGCAACTGCGTTCACCGGAGCGCAGGCGATCGACTCGACGCCGATTGACATGGGCATGGCGCCGTCACGGCTAATCCTGGAGATCGTTAGCACGGGCACGCCGACCGGCACCTACACGATCGTCGGGTCGAATCAGTACGACCCGGTGGCCAACACTGGGGCGACGTTCGTCACGCAGTCAGCTGCAGCCACGCCGGCATTCCCGGTTCCGGCCGGGGCGGGCGCGCAGACGATGCACGCCGTGTTCAACACCAACGCAAGCGGCCAGGGTCGCTGGGTGCGGCTTCGGTACACCAACACGTCGGGCACGGGCACGCTCTCGGCGTACGCCTTCGTGGCGCCTGTGTAGGGAATGACCGACCAGGGGCGCCATCTCACAGCAATTTCCATCGCCGCAGCGGTGGCGGTCGCGGCGTCCATCTTCAAGGTGTGCGACCAGCAGCTGTACATGATCGCGTCGGGCATCATCGCGGGTGAGTACGCCCTCGCTAGATCGGCTCCCTCGGCGCCGACGACGGTTACCGGGCGCATCGACCACCCGGTCACCATCAACCAGGGAGCAGATGGCGCGAAATGAAGACAGCACCGGTCCGGACCCTGGAGTCGCAGCGCCATCCAATTCCGCGGCGACCGACGCCGTTGCGGATCGTTTCTGGGTCGCCAACGTCGCCCTTGAGCTCGACGAACTCGGGCGACGCCTCCGAGAGACGGCAAGCACTCTTGCGCAGGCTGGCGGCCCTCCGGGAGACAGCAGCGGACCTCGCCGTGCAAACGCGTACCTGACTGCGGCTGGCTTCCTGCGGGACCTAGCAACGATGCCTGCAAAGATCGCCGTCGAATTGGAAGCGATTGCCGCCGCGGAGATCTCCAGGTGAAGCGCGACACGTCAGAGGAGCAGGTGATCCACCTGCCGCCGGACGTCGAGATGGAGGCGCCATTCTCCGATGGCGAGGTGACGCCGCGGGTGCTTGTCTGCCCAGACTGCGGGCACGATCAGGTCGACACCGGCGAATACCTGCGCCTCCCGGAGGATTACGGCGAGGGGATCGCGATCGTTCGGTGCTGCGGGACTACGGATTCACAGGGGCCGCGCTGGTGCCGCACGACGTTCACCGCGACATGGCCCCGTGAGGGCAAGCGAATCTCTTTCGACCGACGGAGGCCATCGAAATGACCGACACATCCCGCTTCGTGCCCGACTTGATTCGCTGGGAGGGCAGCGTGCCGCACATGTACCGCGATACGCTCGGTTACGTGACCGTCGGCGTTGGCAATCTTGTCCACGACGGCCTACATGCGGCGTCGCTGCCGTTCCTGACCGATGGCGCTCGCCGCGCAACGGCCAAGGAGATCGGCGACGACTTCCTTCGGGTCATCGCGCTGGCGAAGGGAATGGCCGCGTCTCAGTACCGGGCGCCACGACCGCCTCACGTCTTTCTGTCGCAGGAGTCGATCGACGAGCTCTTGCGCACCCGCCTTGACCTTGAGTTCCTGCCCGGCATCCACCGCCTGCTGCCAGACTTCGACAGCTACCCGGCGCCTGCACAATCGGCGCTGGTCGACATCGCCTTCA